CCACGATCTGTACCGCAAGTACGATCTAAAGTGCCAACAGCCCAATGATTCTCACGATAATTGTATGAAACGTAAGAATCTATTTCATTAGATGAAGAGCTTGGGTAAAACCACCAGATTTCACTAAATGTTGAATTATGAACACAATAAACTTTAGACGATTGCGAGTTGTTTAAATTGCTAAATACATAGTCAGAAACATCAGAATTTAATGGCTTAACAAATCCATCGTATATCCAAAATCCAGATGAAGACATCCAAATACAAGCATTATCAGTAGTAGTAACTGAATTTTTTGAAATAACACCGCAACCACTACCAACACGCTCAAAGCTATAGATAAATGGTGGACCAATGTATGTAGCTGTATGCACATCTACATCTGTAAACAAAATAGTAGCTCCACGAATGCGTTTAGCACACATTAGAGAGCCAATAGTAGTTAACTCAAAATCACCCGCTTGGTTTGTAGCAGCAGGAGTCCATATTGTATTATTTTCTTGGTCACACCATTGAATCTTGCGAGGATTACCGCCTGCACCCAAAGCAAATAAGAATCGCTCTTGAGTAACAATCAAACCAGCACAACTTGTTGGCGCATTTGTAATTGCAACAGCATCATTAGCAGGGTTTAATTGCCATTCAAGCAATTTCCCATCTTTTGATGAGCAAGCAACTAAATACTCACCAAAAGTATCCATGCTCCAAGTTGTAGCGGGCGTGTATCCACCCAAATCTGGTCTAGCAACACCATAAGCTGAAGTGCCATAAGCACCATAACCATATCCAATTTTTAATACGGCACTTGCATCGCCTACAGTAAATGAAGTTGGAGTAATGTCAGTTAAAGTACCATCCTCATTCATTATGTATAGTTTTGAATGCGTACCAATTGCTACACGCCTGTTATTGTTATTGTCTCTCCAAGCAATCAGGCCACGAGCCATACCCGTTAATTGAGTTGCAATACGTTTTCGCCATCCTCCAACTGGACGGATAGCACTTTCAAACCAACGTACCAAATTTGATCCGTTCCAACGGCCTTTAGACTGATATTCAGTCCCGTTTTTGTATACGCCTGGAGGAATTTGTAGTGGAATATAAGCCATATTTGTATTCTATTGCGTAGGAAGGTTAGATACAAACGTCATTGTAACAATGACTGAAGGGACTACTGGTCTTGTTGGGCTTGAACTAGCAGCATAATGCTCAATACTAACTCCCGTGTCGGTTGTCCTCCACACTATTTCAATGTAGTCGTTTGTTACCAAGCTTTCCATAAAATTTAAAGATGCAATCAAATGACTTGGATCAGCAAGAATTTTTCTTGCTGGCAGGTGAAAACGGCTATTTGAATTAGCTATATTTGCGCCATTCTTGCGAAACCAAATATCAAAATCTTGACCATCATTAGTAGTGTTTTTAAATTGGATTGAAAACTGCAAGTTCCAAATTCCATCAAAAGCTACAGTAATCCTTGAGTTGCTTGCAACAGAAACACCATTGGACAAACTTGTTGTGTTTAGGGTAACTGGATAAGCGGTTGTTGTGTTGGCTGCAACTTGATCTGTAGTATCTAAAAAAACACCATAAGGGTTGTTTAAGTACCTCCCACCAGAAGGGCCAATCAAAGAACCAATTACGTTTGTCAGCTTGGTAAAAAACAACCTCAAAAGTCCATTATTTTGATTCTGCAGACTTTGAGAATAGACAATTCCTGATGTACCAAAAGAAGGTATAGCAGGAATATCTAATTGTTGTTTTACATTAGCCATTACTTTTTAATCCAAGTCTGCCAAACAGCACCAGCAGCCATGATTAACGCACCCACCCATAAAATAGGCTTGGCAGCAGAAGCTATCCAGCCCAAGACCTTAAAAGCCCCATCAAGAGCCTTTATAGCCTCCACAAGACCTTTTGTGTTCTTGTCAATGGTATCTACCTTAGTTTCAACTGCAAGCAGTCTTTCGTAGATTTGTTCGTGGGTGACTTCTTGTGTCATGATTATGGCTTGGGATATTTAACTTTTACAGCTAAACAAGCATCAATATATGCTTGCACCTGTGCTTGGTCTCCCTTGACGATGCCGTCTAGGTAGTCTGCCATTGGGGGATACTCATCAGCACGATTACGTTGGTATTGAGTGCGGATTTTCTCTGCACGTTCAATTGCTAATTGCGCTTCTTCCGCATCACGCTCTATTTCTTCTTCAGCAGTGAATGGAATGTCGCCTTCTGGTGTTGCATGAAATCTTGCCATGATTAGTCCTTAACTTTGTTTCTGTCCATACAAATGAACTCTTGCATATATGTTGTTACCAGCAAAAATACGAATCCCAGTTACTGCGGTTGTTGCACTAGCCGCATATATACCATATCCAACAGAATAAGACAGTTGACCATCACCACCACCAGAGCTGTAACGTGGTTGCTGCATATTTATATAAATTTGTTTAAATCCTAGCGTTGTAGAAGCTGGAGTAAATAATTCAATTGTTCCTTTTGCACTATCTGCTAAACTGGCTTGTAATCCAATTGCTGTAATTCTGTTTTGTGAAGATGCTTCACTAGTGCTTAACGAACCACCAATTCGTTTTTGTTGAAATGTGTAATAATAGTTTCCCGCTGTTGCTATAGTTCCACCCACATAATATCGAATAGATAAACTATCATCAACTACACTTGAATAGGCATATTCAATATATAAAGTGTAAAACGCATATGTTGAATCAATACCACTTGTGATGTCTAAGGTTGCGGCATTTGTTGCTGTTGTTGTTGAAATATATACCCAAGGACTAGCGCCAACAGTTGTCCATGTAGGCGCACCAGAACCCGCTGAAGTTAATACTTGACCATTTGTTCCTGCGCTTGTATAGGCATGAGCAGTTCCAGTTCCATAACCTATACCACCCGCAGTTGCAGTAGCCGTTGAGTTAGTTCCACCATTAGCAATTGGTAAAGTTCCAGTGACACCAGTGGTTAAAGGCAAACCAGTTGCATTGGTCAAAGTCCCTGATGTTGGCGTTCCCAAAATAGGAGTTACCAAGGTTGGGCTAGTGGATAAAACTGTAGAACCTGTGCCTGTAGATGAGGTTACACCAGTACCACCATTGGCAACAGGTAATGTTCCCGTCACGCCAGTTGTCAAAGGCAATCCCGTAGCGTTTGTCAAAGTGCCACTAGTAGGAGTACCTAAAATTGGTGTAACAAGTGTTGGCGATGTTGCCAATACATTATTACCAGTTCCAGTATTAGTTACAGACACTACATTTTTACTTGCATCAAGTTGTAAGTTTGTAGAGGCTGTTAACGCTGACATATTGGCAGTACCGCCAACAACCAGTGTTTTACCAGTACCTACATTTAATCCAACACTTGTGCCACTTCCTGCGGCAGCAAAAATTGCATCAAGTGAATCAAGATCGGTATTGATCTTTGTTCCCCAAGAGTCTGTGGATGCACCTACTTCTGGTTTAGTAAGAGCTAGGTTTGTGGTTGTGGTATCAGCCATTTTTCACCTCATGCGGCAATTTGCCATGATTCACTGTTATCAGAAACTTCATTCCATGTCTCTGGGGTATTTGATATATCTGTCCATGTTTCGCTAATATCATTTTCATTTTGCCACTTCTTTTCTCCAGCTATAATAAAATTTGACACGCCATCAAACTGAATACTAGCAAACTGTACTTTTTGACCAAATATAGACGCATCACTAATGGCGTCCATTGAAACCGAGGCGTTTAAAATGACAGAGGAATTTACTGTCATTGCCGCTTCAGAAGCTACAGTTGCAGAAACAAACGCAATTTTTACTGCATCAACAGAAGCACTAGATACGCAATTAAACGTAACAGAAGCCGATGCTACTTGTTGTGAACTAACTGAAACTGCGCTTTCAGCCGCAATCGTTAAAGAGCCATCAACAACAGCGCCAGAACTAATTGATACAGAGCTTTGGGCAGAAAAAACAACATCCCCAAGGGTTACTCCATAAGAGTAATTCCCTCCTCCGTAATAACCAGATCCGTAAGCAGCCATATCAAGTCAAAGTTATGTCTAAGCTTCCAGCAGGAATTCTAAACACATCACCATCATTAATTGTTCTGGCGGCAGTCAAAGCAGCCCATGCCAACATATTGCCACCAGTAGAAGCGTCAAATACTGCCGCCCAACCAATTGTCCCCCAGTTGCCACCAGATGCGGCATCAAACTCAATGGAGGCACTATTTGTAGCAAGTGTTGGATTTGTTCCAGAAACAGTTATTGTTCCAGTAACTTTACGGGAATAACCATTGCCAGTTACTTCTGTGCCACCACCTGTATCACTAGGTGCGGCAGTAAACAGTCCGACATACCATGCTGTTGGACGAGTTGCTGAACCTGTTGTAAACAAATATGTTAGTACAAGATTTTCGGTGTAATCATTAAAAGATGACATTTTTTATCCCAAAGAACGGGCACGAACAATAGGAGTTGAAGAAACAGATGCCCTTTGATCTGCAACCTCAATGTCGCCCAAAGAGTTAGCATATAGCTGACCCCATGTGGCAATTCGCTCATCGTCTTTCAAGTATGGTGTTGCTTCTAGCAATGAACCATATAAGTACAAGTCTGGGGCATAAGCTAAAAGCCAGTTGCTTGTGTTTGAATCACTCAACGCAGCAATCTTACCATAATAAGTTAATTCACCTGTATATCCAGTATCAGGTGTTGGTATGACTTGAATCTGAGTACCAATTATTGTGTAGTATTGTGGTTTTCCAGCTGCAACATATTGATTTGCAGTTCCATAATCGCCTTGATTTTGGGTCACGTACTGCAAGTATGTAATTGGATTTGTATTTAACTGAAACTCTTTTGCTTGTAAAAAGTCAGAAGGAAAAGCAAAATATTGCGTGTCCAATGTGGCAGTAGCCCGTTTAACCATTTGCCTGACACGTAACTTACGATTAAATTTAGCTTCTGCAAGAGTGATAAAGCCAGGAATAACAGAAGT